CCCTGCCCGACGATCCAAGGGTACCTTCGTCCGGCCCGATTAGGTGGGACCTTATCTGGAGTGGCCTATGACAACCGAAGTCGAGATCGCCAACCGTGCCCTTCAGATGATGGGCACGCGCACAACAGTTACCTCGCTTTCGGAGAACTCTCCTGAGGCGAGGCAGTGTAACATCGCCATTGAGCCCGTGCGCGACGAACTGTTGCGCATGGCTCCGTGGAACTGCGCCACTAACTTCCAAACCCTGACGCTTATCTGTGCGGCGCCGGGGACGCCTGAGAATCCAACCGCCGGAACTAATACTTGGCAGAAGGGCACGCCAGCACCACCATGGACCTACGAGTACGCCTATCCAAGCGACTGCTTAAGACCGTTGTGGATCGTTCCACAATTTACAACTGGCTTTGCGTCGGGGGTTCCTATTACCACGGCCGTTACTGGAGGAGCCCCTCAATACTGGAATGGACCCCCTGTCCGGTTCAAGGTGGGGATCGACCAGATTCTCAACGGAGTTCCGGCGACGAACGGGGCGGACACAAAGGTGATCCTGACTAATCAGGAACAGGCGATCCTTGCCTACGTGAAGCAGATCACCGACCCTGGCGTGATGGATGGGATGTTCGTTCAGGCATGGGTGGCGGCGCTGGCTAGTAGGTTGGTGTTCGCTCTCAGCGGTTCGAAGGAGCAGGCGAACCTTCTGGTAAAGCAAGCCAACCAGTTCGTTGTGCTGGCGCGGCAAGCTGATGGCAATGAAGGTCTAACCGTCAATGACGTTACTCCAGACTGGATTAGAATCCGCGGCATTGACTTCCCCAACGACTACGGATGGACTCCGGCCCAGTTCGACTGGGGTAACATGCTTACGTTGTACTGATGAGCAGGAACCTTATCCAAGTCAGCTTTACGTTCGGCGAGTTGTCACCGGCCCTGAACGCTCGTGTCGATCTGAAGCAGTACCGGCAGGGCGCGGCGACGATGAGGAACTTCTTCGTCGACTATCGTGCTGGTGCGGCGAGCACTCGACAAGGCACCGACTTTGTTAACCAGTGCCTATCGCTGGGTGCGAGGTTGATACCGTTCCAGACGTCGGTGCTGGTGCCGTACGTGTTGGAGTTCGGCGACTTCTACGTTCGGCCGATGACAATGGGCGCGTCGGTGTTGGAGTCCAACTTCACCATCACCGGCGCCACCAACTCCAACCCGTGCCAGATCACTGCCATAGGACACAACTTCGCCGTCGGCGATTGGGTCTTCATCAACGGCATCGCTGGGATGACGCCGCTCAATGGCCGGGTGTTCAAGGTTGGTAGCGTTAGTGGCAATACGTTCACCCTCGCCAACACCCAAACTGGCGCGTCGATCAACACCCTCGCCTATCCGGCCTACACCACCGGCGGGGTGGTCGGGCGGCTGTACAAGTTCGCCTCGCCGTATGCCGTTGCAGATTTGCCGTTGGTGAAGTATGTGCAAATCGCCAACGTGATGTATCTCGTGCATCCGAACTACCCGCCACAGACGCTGACGTTCACCGGGCCGACCAGCTGGGCCTTCGCGCCTATGGTGTTTGGCACGACCGTCGGCTCACCGGCTACCGTGACGGCAGTGCCGTCAACCGGCGGCACCGTCAACTTCGCCTACCGTGTCACCGCTGTGGATTCACAGGGACAGGAAGGCATATCATCACCTCAAGCCAACTGCACCTCGGTTAACATTGGCACCACCGCCGGGTCGATCCGGGTGACGTGGACGGCCGTGCCGGGTGCCAGTTCCTATAACGTCTACAAAGCCGAGCCTAGCTACTCTGGCGTTGTCCCCGTCGGCGCGGCCTATGGCTTCGTCGGCAATGCTACCGGGACCACGCTCGATGACACCAACATTGTCCCTGACTTTGTCACAACGCCGCCTATTGTTCAGAACCCATTCGCCGGTGGCAACAACCCACAAACCGTTTGCTTCTTTCAACAGCGCCTTTATTTCGGCGGGTCAAACCAGTTTCCCCAAACTTTCTGGGCCTCACAACCTGGATTCTATACCAACTTCAACGTGTCTGATCCACCTCAAGAGGACGATGCCATCACTGGCACCTTGGTCTCATTGCAAGTTAATGCCATTAAGTCCATGGTGCCTATGCCCGGAGGATTGCTCATCCTCACCGCCAAGGGTACATGGCTGGTTAGCTCGGGTGCATTTGGCTCATCGAATGCTGTGACGCCGATCAACGCCACGGCAACGCCACAAGCTTACTATGGAGCAAGCGATGTCCCTCCCGTTGTCATTGGTCCTGATGTGCTCTTTGTCCAGCGCTCAGGTATCGTCCGGGACTTGGCCTACAATATCAGCAACAATATCTACATGGGCGCTGATGTCTCAATACTTTCAAACCACCTATTCTATGGCTTTCAGATTACCCAATGGACCTATGCTGAGGAACCCTTCCGCATCGTTTGGGGAATACGGAACGATGGGCGGTTCGTGTCACTGACCTACGTCAAAGAGCAGGAGATGCTGGGCTGGACCCGGCACGATACGCTTGGCACGGCCCAGTCGGTGACGTCGGTGCTGGAGAACAATTTCGACGCGATTTACTTCATCTTCCGCCGAACCATCCAAGGCGTGACGCTAGACTATATCGAGCGAATGGCGGATCGTTTCTTTCCATATGGCGCCGAGGACGCGTGGAGCGTCGATATGGGCACGAGGTCATTCCTGCCATCACCGGCGGCGAACCTGACAATCTCCAATGCCACGGGTACGGCGACGTTCTTTGCCAGTGCGCCGGTGTTCATGCCGAGTAGTGTCAATCAGATTCTACGCGCCGGTGGCGGCATCGCCACGATCACCCAGTTCGTATCGGCGACGCAGGTTGTCGGCACGTTTACCCGGCCGGTGCAGAACCTGACGCCGAATGACCCGAACTTCACACCGCTGCCAGTGGCACAAGGACAATGGACCCTAACTCCACAGTTCACCACCTTCTTCGGCCTCGATTATCTCGAAGGCCAGCTTGTGCAAATCCTCGCCGACGGCAACGTAATCGCGCCGCAGAAGGTAGTCAACGGATCGGTCACCTTGACCCAGCCAGCCTCAAAGGTCGTCGCCGGGCTTCAGTACACGCCGCAGCTACAGACGATGTACCTCGACATGCAAAACGAGTTGGACTCGATCCAAGGTAAGCGCAAGTCCTACAATGCAATGAGCATCCGCGTCCGTGACACGCGCGGACTAAGCTACGGCCAGACCTTCGCTTTGATGACGCCAATAAAGGAGTTCCAGCAGAACCAACCGCTTGGCTCGACAATCGAGCTTATAACAGGCGACGAGTACGTCCGGACCGACCCACGGTGGGATGTTGAGGGGCAGATATGCGTGGAGCAGGACAACCCACTACCGGCGACGGTGCTGGGCTTCATCCCTGAGATCGATGTTGGGGACAACTTGAAGTGATTGACATTCAGAGAGCCCAAGACGTCGAGGTGAACTACGCCGAGGTGATCCGCCGATCTCCTTCGGCCGGGGACCCTGAGGCTCAAGGCATCATGGAGACCTTTCTACGCCGGTCGGCCCATACGTTCGTTGGGTCGGTCGATGGAAAGGTCGCCGCGGTGTATGGGCTGATCACGCCATCGCTAATGAGCGACCAGTGCTATATGTGGCTGCTCACGACGGACCTCTGCAACGAGCACAAGTTCCTGCTCATCCGGCACTCTGAGGTAGTGATCGAGGGCGTTTTGAAGCACTACACCAAGATCATTGGGCAGACTAGCGCGGCCGATACAAAGGCCATTCGATGGCTCAAGTGGCTCGGCGCGACGTATCACTTTCCAGAGGGGAAGAAGCTGGTGCCGTTCAGTATAACCCGAGAGAGCTTCGAGAAGCGTCATGGCTGATCCCGTTACTATTATGGCTGGTGTTGGCTTGGGAGCGACGGCGCTTGGTGGCGTTACCAGTGCCGTTGGCAACTGGTTTGGTGGTGAGTCTCAAGGCGCGATGTACGATTACCGCGCTGGCATTGCGCTGATGAACAAGCAGATTGCTGAGCAGAATGCCAACTACGCCATCAATGCCGGTGAGATCAAGGCTGAGCAGGCAGGGATGAAGGCTCGGTACGAGATCGGGCAGCAGATAGCCGGGGGTGGCGCATCGGGCCTAGACGTTCGGTCGGGCTCTAAGGCTGCTGTTACCGCCGGGATGTACAAGGTGGCGCAGCAGGACCTCGGCATCATCCGTACCAACGCGGCGAAGGAGGCGTACGGGTACGAGGTTGAGGCGGCGTCGGATCAGGCTGAGTCTGAGTTGGACAAATACGCTGCCAAGACCTCTCGTACATCAGGTCAGATAGCCGCTATCGGATCGTTGCTAGGCGCCGCCGGTAGCGTGAGTTCTAAGTGGATCGGCGCCGGTCAAGCTGGCATCCCAGGATTCCCGAGAATAGGCTAATGGCCACACAGATACCTTATCAGCCGTATTCAACGGCACAACCAATCCCGTCAAGCGGTTCCACCGGCTTCCGTGTCAGTACGGATGCCAATATGTTTGGCGCCAACGTCAACAATGCCATTGCCTCAGTTGGCCAGACGATGGAGAACGTCGGCGGCGAGATGTTCAATCGGGCCGTGGCGTTGCAGGAGGTCAGGAACAGCACCGAGAAGACCGAGCTTGAGGCTAAGTATCAACTCAAGTCCGGTGAGCTATACACCAGCTACGAGTCCAAGTCTGGTAAGGATGCGTTCGATAGTTTCGATGCGCTCAGGGCGCAGCTTGAGGCTGAGCGCCAAGGCATGGCCGACTCAGCGTCCAACGACGCAGTGAAGCGACAGTTCCTCGCCGGGTCCCTCGGTACGATGGGCCGGACGGTATTCAGCGCCGGTCGGCATAGCGCGGCGGAACTGAAGAAATACAATATGAACGCCAATCAGGCGAAGATTGACTCGATCGATGATTCGGCGCGTAAGCAGAGATGGAGTGATCACGATTTCAACGAGGGTGTAAAGGCGAAGGTCGACGCCGTTAACCAGATGGCCGACATGTCGGGGATGCCGCCCGAGCAGCGCGCCAATCTCGTCGGCAAGGCCATCAGTGATCTGTGGGCAAACCGGATTCAGAAGACGGCCGACAGCGACGGACCAGCGGCGCGGAAGATGCTGGAAGAGAACAAGCAGTTTATGCGCTCGGACGCGTACGATCAGACTAACAAGTATGTGCAAGGGCAGGAGCGGCAGGTAACGGCGCGGAATGTTACCGATGCCATCAGCGCTGGCTACGCGCCGTGGTTTAGTCAGAACTCCATTGACAAGGTAAATACGATCGATACTCGGTTGCAGAACGTGATCAAGTGGGTGCATCAGCATCATCCTGATGTACAGTTCCAGGTCATCAGCGGCAAACGGAACATCTGGCAACAGGCCGCCGCCGTGCGTGCTGGACACAGCCGCACCATGCATTCTCACCATCTGAACGGCACGGCATTCGATGCGCAGCCGCAGGGTGGCACGACGTACCGGCAGCTGGAAGCGGCAATTAAGGAAGGCTTCGAGGCCACTGGTACGCCGCTGAGTTCCGAGCACGACAAGATCAGTTCGTGGGACCCGGGCCACTACTCGATGCCGTGGGGTGCCAAGGACATAGGCGACCCGAACTACCGGATGCCTGAGGAGCCGGTGGCACAGAGGGTCGCGCGTGGGCAGGCGTGGGCTCGGCAGTACAATCCATCGGACCCGCTGCTGCCGGATGTCGTGGCGGATCGTATCCGTGGTCAGTACCGGGCCGAGCAGACCGACAAGCGTGATGCGTATCTGCACAATACCAACATCATTAACGAGGCGATGCTCGGCGGCCGAAGTCCGTCCGGCGACCTACCGACGACTCCGGAGGAGCTAACGGCGAGCGGCGACGACGTGGCGGCGGCATGGGCGGCGATGGATTGGAACCAGCGCAAGCCGTTCTACGCTCAGATGGCGCACAACGCCGGTGGCCATAGAGGCTGGGGTCCCGGCGGCTTGGAGAACTACAAGACCCTGTATGCGCTGGCGCAGAGCGAGCTAGATGAGGATCGACAGAAGTTCCTAGACACCGAGATTATGAAGGTGCCGGGGCTATCGACCGAGGCACAGAAGGGCTTCGTCAAGGCGCAGGTGGATATGCTGCACAAGCACAAGGACGATCCCCGGTCGAACAAGGCCATGGGCTATATGGAGGGTGATCTCCTTGCCGCTGGTATCACTCGGCAGAACTCGCCGGACTTGTACCTTCGGTACCGTGCCGATCTGGGCGATCAGATCAGAGATTTCCAGATTTCGCATCAGAACCGGCCGCCGTCGCAGTCTGAGATCATGCAGATGGGGCGGCTGCTGTTGCAGAATCAGGCCGTCAACGTGCTCGGCCGTCAGTTCAATCCAGACCCCGGCTGGCTCGGCGGTTATGGTCATGAACCGTTGTTCAATGTGCAGGTTCCTTCTAAGGATTACGAAGCTATCCGTGAGGATTCGCATTGGAAGGAAGAGGGCATTGAGCCAACCGACGAGATGATCCGGCGCGAGTACGTCCGGGCCCTGTTCAAGAGGCTGTACAGTGCCAAGATCGGCGCCGGGCGAGCGACGGGGCAGAGGTTTAGAACGGCGACGCCATGACAGACCTGAGCAACATAGATTGGCATAAAGAGCTTCGAGAGTCGAGGGGTGAGCAGAGAAGCTCGGCGGCGCTCAACACGTCGGCGTTTGTCGATGCGAATCCTGACGATGCTGCTAGGGCTATCGAGCTAGGCACGGCGTCGGGTCTTGATCCGCAGATGATCATGCAGAACCTGCCCGAGTTTGAGCGAATGCACAAGGCTATGACGGCCGGTGCGATCGTGGATACCAATCCCCACCTCCAGAACTACATCAACACCCAGCCGCTGGCGTCGTCGGTGTCCAACGATGACTACGCCAATCTGGATGCGGCATCGGAGGACATCCATAAGTTCCTGCCCGAGGGCTACGTCACCATTATGGATATGGTGCACGAGGGCTGGAAGAGCATCACTGACGTTGACGAGATCATGGCTGGTCGGGCGGACGCCCAGCTACCGGCCCAGCTAGACGACGTCATTCAGTCGTTGATGAAGAACCAAGGGCTGAGTGAGGATGCAGCCAAGGTACAAGCCCGATCAGTGATGGAGACCCAGCGCAGGAACGTGGCCATCAGTAACGTGATGTACGGCCTGCCACAGATTTTCTTTGCGCCGATCTTTGCCGAGTACAAGAACATAATGAACGAGGTCTCTAAACAGACCGGCATTGAGCAGAGTACCCTTGAGCAGATAGGCATGGTAGTTGGCGCTACCCTCGGCATTGGCGGTCACCGCGTTGCGGCGGGGAAGAAGATACCCGTCGGCCTTGTTCCAGTTATTGACGAGCTTCATAAAGAGCAGGCGAAGGTCGATCAGAAGAACCTCGGCAACGTCGTCAGTTCGTCGAACAAGACCAATACCAAGGAGAGATCGTTAGACTATTACCGGCAGTTCGTGGCGTCCAAGGGCGACCTAGATATGGGCATTACGCCCGAGGCATTTGCGGAACTGTACGGCGACAAGATGCCGACGAAGGATGACGGGAAGCTGGGGTGGATACCTAACGTCGAAGATGCCTACCGCGTCGCGTTGCAGGATGGCACCGACGTCCCGGTGAAGCTGTCGGAACTGGCGGCTAACATCGAGCGGGATGTGTTCAATCAGATCAAGGGTCACATCCGGGCCCGTGACGAATACGGGATGACCACCGAGGAGGTCAAGACCCATCCGGAGACCAAACCAGCGGCGACGCCCGAAGAGGCTGAGGAGCAGGCGGCGGGGATGCAGCCGCTGTTCCCGATGAAGGAGGAGCAGGACCCATACATTGGCGTGTACAGGAAGAAGGAAGGCGGCACCTTTGCTATCCTTCAGGACTCGACGGGGAACTACGTCGTTCGGACTGAGAGGGGTGACTCCCGTCCCGGCACAGCCGACTTCGCTGCTAGGGTGATCAGGGACAACAAGGCCACACGTCTGGATCAGGAGATACCGCCGGAGGGTGAGAAGAAGGGCGTTGGTCCGGCGCCGAAGCCGGAGGAGAAGGCCCCGCCGCCGACGACGAAGATGAAGCAGCTTGAGATGCAGGAGGTCATTGGTCTTGAGGACCGCCGCATCATGCAGCACGCTAAGGACTACGGGCTCACCGAGGAGTCCTACCGTCGGTATGTCAAGGCGATGGATGCCGAGCGGCAGGAGAAGTACGAGCACGACAAGAAGGTGATTACGAAGGATGAGACCAAGCGGCAGACCAAGGAGTGGAAGGAGAACGCCAAGGTCGAGCGTGAGAGCGCCACTCGGTTTGTCAAGGCTCGGCCGGATGTGGCGGCGCTTGCCTACTTCCGGGATGGTGAGATACCCGGCGGCGGGCGGCACAGGCCGCCGAGGATTGATCCAGAGTTCCTAGACGAGGAACAGGTTAAGGCATTCCCAAGGGAACTGCTGGAGAAAGGCGGGATTCACCCCGACGATCTGTCCGGGTTCTTTGGCTTTGAGTCTGGTAAGGACATGATTGACAAGATCATTGCGCTGGAGAAGCAGCGGTTTGAGATCAAGGCGCGGCAGGGCGAGTACGTGCGGAAGATGATTGATGCGCAGACTGAGTTCCAGATGACGAGCAAGTACGGTGAGCTACCGGGGAACATTCTGCGCGAGATCAGGGATCGTTTGGTGTTGGGTTCGATCCTTGAGCGGATTCAGGAAGAGACGGTGCTGCTTGGCACGAAGGCTGGCGCGCAGTTGCCGCTGCCGAACCTCAAGCCACAGGCGACGGCCGAGTTCATGGGGCGCAAGGCCTATAAGCTTAGCGCTGACAAGCTGATGGCGGCAACCGGCCGATCGACGAGGAAGATCATTGACGCGTTGCAGAAGGGAGACCACACCGAGGCCTTCCGGCTGGAGCAGAGACGGGAGTTCGGTGCGCATGAGACCAAGCTGGCTGTCAAGTTTGAGAAAGATATGGAGGAACTTGAGGACACTATGAAGCGGCTGAGCAAGCCGGACGTGAAGGGGCTGAGCAAGCCGTACCAGTTTGCATTGCAGGTTATTATCAAGAGTATTGGCAAGGGCGGTCGGATTGATCTTGAGCAGGCTACCAGTGCGTTGCAGACGCACGGGTTTAAGTCGCTGGATGCGCTAGTCGACCACGCCGAGCGGGAGGGTTACGATCCGCTGGTGCATGAGTACATCCGCACCCGGCCGGATGCGCTGCCGAAGTGGGATGAGATGACTGTCGAGCAGCGGTACGACATCAAGGATGCCATCGATTCACTGGAGCACATAGGGCGAGAGGTGGAGAAGGTCAACGTCGCCGGTGAGAAGCAGGACTTTGCTGATTTCAAGAAGGAGGTCATTCAGCGGATCACCGAGCAACGAGACACGCCAGTGGACTTTGGCTTCATTAGAGAGCTTATGTTCAAGGCAGACGCCGAACTGGCGCGGATCGAGGAGATCGTTAAGGACCTAGATAACCGGGCGAGGGGAGTGCTGGGTCCGTTGTTCAATGGCCTTATTAGGCCGATGGCAGAGTCCAAGCACCACGAATACCGTGCGCAGGAGAAGCTATCTAAGCATATGAAGGAGATCGGTGAGAAGAGGGGCGGCAAGAAGTGGCTCAAGTCCCTAAAGGATAGGCTTCCGCAGGACTGGTTCTACGATCTTGAGCTTGGTGTGCCGTACGATCTCACCCGGGAAGACGCAATCGGCATCGCCGTGAACTGGGGCAACCGGTCGAACAAGGAGAAGTTCATCGACGGGCACTTCGGCAAGGAGCACCGTGACGAGTACATGGCCAAGGTAGATCAATTCCTGAAAGATAATCTCAACAAGGAGGACTGGGAATTCGCTCAGGATATGTGGAACATCCGTGAGGAGTTCGTCCGAAAGCCCGCTGACAGGGTGTACAGGGAGACGTCAGGCATCCCGCCGAAGTGGATACCGCCCGAGGAGGTAGTGACGCCACACGGGACGTTCAAGGGCGGGCACTGGCCGGTGTTCTACAAGGAAGGCGTGGTACTGAAGGCACCCGGCGTGGATGACCTGTTCGAGGCTGGGTTCCACCGTGCGACCCCGGCGAATCACTACGTCAAGACTCGCACTGGGTTCGTCGGGCCGGTTGAGTTTCAAGGCACCATCGAGATGATGGCGGCGCGGCTACAGCAGGAGATTCACGACATCAGCTATCGTGAGGCGGTGATACAGGCCAACAAGATTATCCATGATAGGGACATCATGAACGCCATATCCGGTCGATACGGCGACATGTATGCCAAGCAGTTTAGGCCGTGGCTGAAGAGCATTGCCAATCACTTCAACTCGAATGAGGAGGCCATTAAGACGATGAACGGAATCCTCCGGCGGATTCGGTTCAACGTAATGGGCAATGCACTGGGATTGAATCTCAAGGTGATCATGTCGCCGGATGTAGGTAAGCTCAATCCGGTGGACGTGACGAGGGTAATGGCTCGGCAGAGCTACTACACTGATCTGGCCTATGAACACTCGATGGAGATTCCGCACACATTCAAGAACATGGACCGTGACTTTCGAGAGCGGATGGAGCAGGCGATTAAGGAGAAGGGCTTCAAGGCATTCGAGGCTGACATAGTGCGGAAGAGCTTCTTGCCGCTGGTGAAGGTCAGCCAAGGATTCCGGATCGTTACGTGGGCTACCGAGTTCGAGCGGATGAAGGAGCTAGGCCGCACGGATTACGATGCCGCGGCTTCGGCCGACTCGCTCGTGCGTGAGCGGCATGGCGCGGCGGGGTTGCCGGACCTGTCCGCCGTGATGCGCGGCAGCGAAGGGTTTAAGCTGACGACGCTGTTCTACGGGTTCTTCAATTCGATGTACAACTGGCAGCGGCAGATACCGGGCCAGATCAGGGCGAAGAGCTATGGGCAGGCGATGGGCACACTGTACGGCTCGGTGCTGATACCGGCGGCGTTCGGTGCGTTGTTGTTTAATCAGCGGAAGGAGGGCGAGTCGTGGTGGTGGACGATCGGCAAGGCCTTGATGCTTCAGCCGTTGCAGACGGTGTGGTTAATGCGCGATGCGGCCGAGTACTTCTTCGAGGGCATATCGCCGAGGCCATCGTACGTTAGCTTGCTTCAGGCTCTCGGCGCCGGTAGAACAGACATTGAGCATTACATCAAGGGCGAGACTAGGAAGATCGATCACCCAATTAAGGACGTGGCGAACATCGTCGGCACGCTGAGGGGCTGGCCGCTGGCGCAGGTTGGGCGGACGTTGCAGTTCATTTACGATCTGAATTACGGAAGTTACAAGAAACAGCCGAGGAACTTTTGGGAGTGGATACAGGGCTTCATCACTGGTGAGGCACGTCCGAAAAAGTAGCCTTCCAGATGCCAGTGCCGGTCATCTTGTTAACGGCGATCTTCTTCGCCATGCCGGTTGCCTCCATCATATTCATCAGGCGCGGCAGGCTGTTGAGGCCGATAAGGTTTTTGGCAAAGGCCATGATCAGGTATTCCTGAACCCCGGCGCCTTTGTCGATGGTACGAATGAAGTGTTGGATTTCCTCCATTGCCTTGGCATCGGCACCCGGCGCACCTGCTTTGAACACCTCGGGCATCAGGGCCTCGGCTTGGGTGAGCCAAGCGTGGGCCCGGTTGAAGTCGTCCTTGGTCAGCATTAGGCTGGCGCCCTTGTCAACCGACGAGATCATGGATAGCTTGAAGAGATGTGCAAGGCGACGAGTGTTGTAGTGGATCAGCTTCGGGTGGCTGGGGACCGGGTGGTAGTCGGAGTCGCGCCAAGCATCGACGAGTTGCTGGTAATCTGTGGTCGCGTTGAACTGGCCATAGAGACCGTTGATCAAGCGGAGATCGTGGACCAAGTCTTTATCCATCGTACCCGCCCGCGCATTCCAGATGTCAACGCGGACTCGATCGTCGGAGAAGACGAAGAGGCATCGTGACGTGAAGCCTTGGTCCCATGCGCCCTCGGGGATGAACTTGATCAGGTTTGCCGGGGTAGTACCGGCGAGGAGCGAGAGTTGTGGCCGCTTGATCTTGATCTTGATTTCCTTGCCACGACGCTGCTGGGAATAGATGTCGACGTCGTAGAACATGGAGAGGAGAGCGATGACGTCATCCTCCCACTTATGCATAAACGTGCCCATCTCGTCGGCGGTGAACATCATCGTGTTGTAGTCCACCGGGCCTGACTTCAGCACCATTACCCGCTTACAATCGGACATGGCATCGACCATCGACGCAGCGGTGACCGAGGTTGGGGCGAGGTAGAAGTTCTCAACCTCCGCTGCGTACTCCCGTATGGCGCGGATGGTTCGGGTCTTGCCTACGCCGGGGTGACCGACGAGGAAGACGTACATGTTGGGGTACATAGAGCTTGAAGTCTGAAGCCACACCTTCTGCTCCAGTATGGCTCCGATTGTGGTTAGCGCGGCCCATGTTCGATAAAGCTGGGGCGCTTCTAAGTTGTCTGTAACTTGCACAAAGGCATCAACCCACGATGCGCATTTGCGCGCTCCAGTGCCATTTGGTTTCATTTACCATTTCCTGTGCAATAGATGTATCTCGGGTGATCGTTTTCTCCCAAAGTCGCCGGGGACATAGTCCCTCAGCCCGTCCGGATTGTCGTTCTTATCGTACTTCCCTCTGTTCCACCCAACTACACAGTCGTAGGGAATCTCAAGTGTGCGCCCACCGGCTAGTTCGATCGGGACTCTCAGTTGCTCGATTACCTTCGGGATGACTTCGTCTTCCTTCTCCTCTGGATATTGGACCGTGAGGGCGTCGTGGTCGTGCATATAGAGGTAAGCATCTCTGGCCTGCCAGATGTTAAGACCCCCACGATTAACGATGTCGGCAAGAGTACCTTGTGGATCGAAAGCGATTGCTTCTCGTAGTGTACTATCGTCGCCTCGACGCCCGAAGAACCAACGGGGCCTACCCGATAGGCTGACAAGACGGCCACGCCGTCGGAGTTCCTCTTCGACGTGAGCTTGCCATTTAAGGTGGGCAGGGTAGGCGCGGAAGTACTTGTGCTGAAACTCGGAAACGATAGTGATGGGGACTTTGGCGACGGTTGAGAGCGTCTTCGGTTGCCCTCCGTAATTCGAACCGTGCCCGAGCTTTTTGCACATGTCACGGTAAGAGTGATGGCGGTAGTACTTCCGCTCCGCGATTTGCTTGTCTCTGCGGAGATCGCCTGTCCAAGGTAGTGTCGGCCAACATATACGGGCTGTGGCAGTATGGG